AGGTCTTGTAGAACATGGGCTAAAGGTGGCCCAATAAAAGACGATAAGCGTTCTAAAGAAAATCAAATGAGGGGTAAACAATGAGTTGGCAAGATGTTTTGAAGAAAAAGAAAAAGAAGAAGTCTACAGTCAATCAGGCTGGTAACTATACCAAACCCGGAATGAGAAAGAGAATGTTTCAGAGAATCAAAGCAGGTGGCAAAGGTGGCGCACCCGGTCAGTGGTCTGCAAGAAAAGCACAGATGCTTGCTCAAAGATACAAGAAAGCAGGTGGTGGCTATCGAAACTGAAAGTTGGGTCTCGATACTAAAGAGGTCTAACCCAAGAATACCACGAAAGAAAGGACAAAGAAGAAACTCAAAGAAGCACTCAGACTTGTACACGGATGAAAACCCAAAGGGAACGATACACGGATTAGGGTTCAAAGACGAAGAGACATCAAGAAAATCAGTAGCAAAGATAAGGAGAAGCAATAGAAGTCATGCGCATAAGACACAGGCTGCAATAGCAATGGAACAAAGAGCAAGAGAAATGGGCAAGACAAAGGAAGCAGCGATATACAGGAAGTTCATAGAGCAACAAAAGAAAAAGACGGAGGCTAAGAAATGAGTTGGTTCAATATTTTGAAAATGCCTTTTGTTGACCGTGTTGACACAGAGGGAGGAACAATAGAGAATCCAATTGTTTTTATTGATAGTCCTAATGAATTGAATGGAGAAAAATTTGACAAGAAATATCTCACACAATTTCGTAGAAATACGACTTTCTTTACTGTTGAAGATGCAGAATTAAGCAACTATGGTAGAGTGAAGGTAAACAATAGAATTGTAAGACCTGAAAAATCAATGAGGAGCAGAAGATTGGTTACTAAAGTGAAAGGGTATGAAGGTGGGCAATATAATCCTCGTAGGTTCATGTCAAGCCCGAAGAGTAGATTTAGAGAGGGATACCAGCCAAAATACATTGCACCTGATGATAGTGAAAAGTTGAGAACTAGAAGTATTCCATATGCACTTAGTTATCAAAAATTACTTTCCATAAATGAAAAGATTCCTGACAACGCTGAGATATTTGTAAATGGTAACATGCTTGGTACATATAGTAGGCTTAAGGATGATATCGAACAAGCGAATGAAAAGAATCAACCAAAGGCAAAACCAGAACCATTCCAACCTGCAAGTCTCTTGAAACCTAGAGAGGAAAGACAGGTTAAACGGAGAAGAATACCTACAACAAGAGGTGGCCCACAATGAGTTGGTTCAATATTATGAAACAGTTAACTCCTATGCAACAACGACTGAAAGATATTGCAAGAAAAGAGGGATTGGAAAAATATGGCGCATCAGACGCTACCGCAGATAAAACAATGATAATAAGAATAAATAAAAAAGCCGGTGACGATTTTGAATTAACTTTGAGAGCAAAGACTTCTGGTGAAGATAGACGTTCAGTGTATGAGTTCAAGTTTCGTGATGGGAAGTTGTACATGGCTCAAGGGCCACATTTGCTCTACACCGCAAAAATGGGAGAACAGTCTCCTTTTGGAGAGAAAGAGTTGTATTTAGCGTTTAAAGAATCTGTCAATAAAGTGGTGAAAGAACTAGAGGATTTTGATAAAGAAAGAGAGAGAATGTTGAGAGTCAGTAATGCTCCTAAACCCTTTAGTGGAACACGCCCTGAAGACGCTTACCGTCAACAACAATGGTATAAAACAATGGGAATCATGAAAAGTTGGTTTGATTTTCTAAAGGCTAAGTCAAAGTCTCAGAGGTCTCTGTCAACTTGGACAGACGAGGAGTGGGGTAGCGCAGAGCAACATCGTGCCAAAGAGAAGGGAAAGAAAGCACCTTCCAAGACAAAGGGCAGATACATGCCAAAGGCTACTTACAAAAGAACCCCAAAATCAACACTTAGGTATCAAGACGCTAAGAAAAGAAAAGGACGTAAGAAAGGACAGCAACACGTTCCAACAGGAAGGAAGTTCTCTCAGAAGTGATTACCATGCCGATTCGTAAAGTCAAGGGAGGATACAAGTGGGGCAGTAAGGGTAAGGTCTATCGCAATCGCAAGGATGCTGAGAGACAAGCAGCCGCTGCTTATGCTTCAGGCTACAAGAAGTCAATGGATTGGTTTGACACGCTAAAGAGAGAGAAGCATCCTGCTTTGAAGAGAGCCGGTGTGAGTGGTTTCAGTAAGCCAAAGAGAACACCGAACCATCCCACTAAGTCTCATATTGTCGTCGTTAGAGATGGTAAGAAAGTCAAGACTATTCGATTCGGTCAACAAGGTGCTGACACAGTAACTGAAAAGAACCCAAAGGGAAAGAGAAAAAAGAAGCAAGCCTCGTTCAAGGCTCGTCATGCTAAGAACATCAAGCGAGGAAAGACCTCTGCTGCGTATTGGGCTAATAAGGTAAAGTGGTGATGAAATGGATTGGAAAGACACATTGAGAAAAAAATTGATTGGTGGACAAAAGAAACTTGACAAAGACAAAGATGGAGACATCGATGCAGAAGACTTCAAACAACTAAGGGAGGAAAAAGAATGACAGAAAAAAGTGTAAGAGAGTTGGAAAAGGAACTGAAGAACGCAAGAATGAGAGACAGTGAGGAACATCGAAGAACTGTTAGGAAGAACCGAGACTTCTCTGTTGGTGGTATTGACAAAGACACCACAGTTGAGAAGAAGATACCTGACACCGCAGATGTTCCAGATGCGATTCTTCTGCCAAAGAGAAGGCGACAGAAAAAAGAAAACATACCTTGGTGATTTAGATGGATGGCACATTCATGGATGTCCTGCGTAAGGAGGGACATACGGAACGTGCTAGAGAACAGACGAGGATGAAGGAAGAATATGATGCTAAACAGGAAAGAGAGCGTGAAAGAAAAAATGCGCAAAGGCAAGGTAGAGTAGACAACGTTCGTAAACTATTGATTAGTTATGCTAGAACAGATGACGTTGCCAATAAGGATACTGCTAAGTTTCTAAAAAAGTTCATGGATGACTACGAAAGGCAAATCAACAATCTAACTAATTCAATCGAGGATGTTAGAAGAGGAGAGACATTTGATGCATTCAAGCCTGTGGAACTTAGACCTATCTTCAGAGATGTTGAGGAGGTTGATGAGTCGAGAGCAGAGGTTGCACAGTTGTTGGGGTCAAGAAGAATAGAGACCTTCAGGGAGTATGGAGGTAGGGACGCTGATGAACTGATGATGGGTATTTTGGATGATATACCCAATCAAGACATGATAGTTGGAAGACTCACAGGAGCAGAATACAGAAACATCAGGGAGTCGATGCAGAGTATAAAGGAAGTTCAGAACACTATAGGTGGTGTGATAAATGCTGCAATGGAAAATCCAGACAACGTTGACACAGTGTTGAACGCTGTAAAGGAAGCCTCTATAATTCTAGAGGAGATAAGGGAGATAGAGGAAGATAAAGAAATTTCAGAAGATGAGAAAGAAACAATTCTCATGGATTTGGTTTACAAAAGGAGATATGGTCCGGAAACACTAACAAGATTCATTTCAGATTCATACAGAAATCTATCGGAAAGAGGTGACGAAGAGGCTAAAGATGCCATGCTAAAGTTGTTGGATTTGATAGAGGATGTTAGAGATTATACGTTTACTAGAGAGGGGAGAGAATACGCAATAAACTTAACCTAGATTGTGTAGGGGATAACTAACATGTCATGGCAGGACGTTCTCAAGGCTTCTGATTTCCTAGAGAAACTAGAGCCTAAGCAGAAGAAAAAACTGAAGAAACTTCTGCAATCAACACAGCCCAATGAGTACATGGGAACTGAGATGACTAAACTTGAGGATGTTCTTTCTACAATGGAGAAGTTAGATATGGTGAAGTCAGACAAGTTGCTTACCAAGAAGGTAAAATCATTCAAAGAGAAGAACCTCGATATACTTGCTAGTGCTGCGGAACTCCGTAAGGACTATCAGACGCTGTATGACCAAATCAGAGAAGTAGTATATCCAAAGGGAAAAAAGGAGGAGAAAGAATGAGTTGGTTTGACACATTGAAAATGCATTGCGGAACAGAGAGAGAAAAGAGTGACGAGATGGATAAAGCACCACCGATAAGGAATCCTAGAGAGGCAGAGTTCAAGGATAACCCTAATGATGATTTATCAAGGGCTGAGTATGTTGATTTGTTCAGAGAGGTAGTAGACCCGGTAATAAGAGAAGTAGCAGAGAGGAAGGGGAAATACGCAAATGTCAGACTCAGCGATTTGAAAATGTCATCGAAGAGGGCAGAAGAAGTAGCGAAGGAGTTGTATGCTGACATGGGCTACAACATGATATTCGCAGATGAGTTGGTACTTACTTTCAAACTAATAGGAAAGGGAAGAGTATGAGTTGGAAGGCCATAGTCAAACAGAGGGAACTAACACCCGGTCAGCAATCATTTGTAGAGAGGTCAAGAAGGACACTGCAATCACAGAGACAGGAAGAAGAAGAGACCAATTATGTAATGGACCGATTAAAGGTGGTCTATGAGGGACAAATGCAAGAGGCAATGCGTCGAGCAAGGTCAGGAGCAACAATCGCAGAATTGAAAGACGGGTTAGTTAGTTCCTTAGAAAACGAATTAGAAATGGCGGAGTGAATAAAATGAGTAAGAAAGAAGAGAAAAATGAAATGTTACTACTAATGAAAGAACTTGTGAACAAGGTGAATGCCTTGGAGCAAGCGGTATACAACAAAGACAACATGCTGATGAAGTCAGGATTTGTCGTGCGTGAGACTCCGACCCCATCCATAGATACTTCAGGCGGTACTGTCCCATCTGGTGGAGACATGAGTTGGGAAGAGATACGCAAGATTGCAGAGAAGATAGGGTGAGTGATTTACATGCCGGAAAAAGTAACGAGAGAAGAGAAGATAGTTGAATTAGCGATAAAAAAAGCAAAGGAGATTCTACAAGAAGCACAGAATGGTGGCATAGTAGAGTTGGAAGAGGATGCTCTTGGTGAGGAGGTCAAAGTAAAAAGACCAGCAAAGAATCCACCAGAGGTAAAATTACCAAAACTAAACAATACGCATACTAGTGAAGAGGATAGAGTCAACGAAGGTTAGATGATGACGAATGAAAACCTCCGGCGTAGCGTTTGAAAAAGAGACAAGTGCTTTCACAAAGCGAGTCTTAGATTTCTTTGAGAGAGTACGCTATGCCTATCTTTCCGCTAGGGAAAACCCGAAGGAGTATGGGAAGAAGTGGAAGGAGACAGTCAAAAGCATAAGAGAGGAATATGACGGACTAGGTGACTTTGCTACAGAACTAAAGGACTCAATAAGCGAGAAGGAACTGTTTGATGATAAGGTCTTCAACGCTGAATCACTTCTTGCTAAGAGAGTCTATGAAGACATAAAGAGCATGAGATTCGATTCAGATAACGTAGTTGACCCATTCTCAAAGCAACTAGGGAAGGACGTACTGACCACTCTTCTGAAAGACGACTCGTTGTTTGCAGCGTTCATTCACTTTGCTCTAAGAAGCCACAACAACGCTTTACCCAAGAAAGCATGGGAGGAAAACAAACTCACCCCCGATGAGATAACTCAAGGAGCAATGGGTTTGGATTTGAAACCGAAGGACATTCCTCTTTACATCATAGAGCATTATGGAGATGATGAGGACTCAACGAGAGTCAATGCAAAGTTCAAGAGGGCATACGGACTTTTGAAGAAGGTATACGAGTCTCAATACTCAGATGAGCAATGGGATTCATTGGAGGACTTGGACATTGCTAAATCGGATGAGAGTAAGAGCGAGGAAGAGAAGGAGGACATTGATTTCTTAATTCCTAACAAACCAATGTACAGGATATTTGACTTAGAGGACATGGAGCAGATAAAGGGACTCAGTGGTGAGTTCGTTGTTCAAGAGAAATACGACGGCATGAGAATACAGATTCACAAGTTCAACAATGACATTAAGATATACTCTTACAACAAGAAGGATATCACAGACAAATGCGAGAAGCAAGTAGAGAAGATGGAGAAGAAAGCATTTGGCGACTGCATCTTGGATGCGGAACTTATCTTATTCAAGGACAATGAGCCTCTGCACAGAGCAGATACCATTACTCATGTGTTCAAGAAAGAACTAGAAGGCGGGGAACTGAGAGCGCATGTCTTTGATATCATGAAGCATGAGGGGAAGGATTTGGCAGATGAGCCGTTGAGGGAGAGAATAAACATACTTCTCTATCAATTCGCACAACACTCCTCTGACTCTCTAGCCTTTCCATCAAAGCAGGATACTAGGATAGCAGACTCAATGAAAGAAGTAGGTGAGTATGCTGAGAAGATTATGGAGATGCCAGCAGCAGAGGGAGTTGTAATCAAGGACATTGAATCAACATACTACATAGGAAACAGAAAGAATCCCAAGTGGATTAAATGGAAAAAGTTTGTTGACTTGGATGTGATTGTCCTAGACAGTAAAAAAACAGCATCAGGTCTCTATTCGTATACGATGGGTATCGGTCCACTGACCGGAGAGGAAACCAGAGAAAACAAGACAGTGGAGTATGATGATAAGTCATACCTTCCAGTTGGCAAGGCTCTTAATACAAAGATAGAGGTGGATGTTGGGTCCATAATACGAGTCAAGGTAGATGAGGTTGGCAAGGCAAAGAAGGGATACAGTCTGTACTCTGCAAAAGTGATAGAACTGCCTGAAGTAGACGAACCTGATAAACTCGTCACATTAGAGAAACTATCTACGAAAACAAAGAAGTCAATAACAGCAGGAACCTTCCCCGTCTTCAATCCAAAAGACCTAGTAAGTCCATTGAGTGTAGTTGCTGAGTTGCAGAGGGATGATAAGAAGAAGGACAAGATAAAGAAATACACCGTAACGGATTTCGTGCATGGAGAAGCAGAGATAATCTGTAAGCACGATATCGAGGGCTTTACGGTCTATGGTTTCTCAGGTGATACGTTGATGCAGAAAAACGCCATCGTTCAGATGGACAGCCTAAAAGACCAATTAGGCAAATTGATGAAAACTAGAAAGTCGAAACTACGAATCGCAATAAGAGACATATTATCAGACTACGGAAGACCAATGGACTTCGATGATATTGAAGAGGAGGTAAAGGAAAAGCACGAAGATGCTTATGATGAAATATTCGATTCTAAGCCTAGACAACTGTTACAATGGATGAAGAACCAAGACTCCTACATATTCATCTCACCAAGAAGGTTTGATGTTTCTCCTGAGTCAATAGAGAAGGACGAGGAAGAGGACAAACTAACTGGTACTTTTGAAGTCCGTCAGCGTGATGATGGCAATCTAGATTTCATCATAGAGACAGACAAAAAAAGAATGGCTTGGTTGATTGACTTAGATAAACCAGAAGACATCTTTGACTTGTTCGGCAAATCTGGTAAGTTCCCTGCTATAGTAGCAGAAAAGATAGACAGTAACAAGTTAATCGATAAAGGAGAGTTAGTGTTTGGTGTACAGAAAGATGGATACCATGAGTATAGAATGGAAGGGGAGAAGTTTCAAACTAGAATTCATTTCAGGGTAGTACCATTGAATGAGAAGAATACTTGGTTAGTTTTCACTGGTAAGAAACAGGAGATGTTAGACCCCGAATCTGATGAGGGATTAATAGATATTACAAAGGATAAGTATCGTAATCTGTCATTGCCTGAGTAACGTTGATTTAATATAGAAAGAGTTTATTCTCTTGTGAGTGTTTGCTCAACAGGAGGTTCTAATTAAACAAGAAGAGACCAGTGGTTTCTCCATACTAAAATCAGATGAATTAGTGATTGGAGGCTATGCGTCAATAGAAGTCGTAGATAAACAAAATGACTTGATTACCCTTGAAGCACTGAAGAAAGCGGTCTCGGAATTCATGAGCGAAAAATCATACAGAAATGTGATGTCAAACCATTCAAATGTCCAAGTCGGGGAGGTAATAGAAAAGTATCGAGACAACAACGGTGTCCTACACAAGACAGGTGTTGACAACGTTGGGTTCTATGTCGTTATCAAAATGAGAGATGATATCGAAAAGGCTAAGGAAATAGCAAGAGGAATCAGAAAAGGAACACTACGGTCTTTCAGCATAGGTGGACAAGCAATATCAAAGAAACAGAAAAATTCGGAGGAATACGGGGAATACAACGAGATTGACAACTTGGAGTTGCATGAAGTTACCATATGTGAAAAAGGAATAAACCCCGAAGCAAAATTCGACATATTAAAACACGAAAATGGAGGTGATAATTTGTCAGAAAAACTGGAAAAAGCGTTGGCGGAACTGAACACTCTTCTCAAAGAAGTGCGTGAGGTTACTGGCGACGAAGTAACAAAAGAAATGGATGAAAAAGGAATGCACGAAAAAGAAATGCACGAAAAAGAAATGATGAACGAAAAGGAAATGCACGACGACGAGAAAATGGAGTACAAAGAAGAAATGGACGACAAAGAAGACGTTGACATGGAGGAGAAGGCTCTTGATGAGGATTCAACAAGAGACTACGAGGCTGGCGAGAACGTTGTAGTAAACGGTAGACCAGTCGCTGCACCAAAAGAACTTGGCCCAATAAGCAAGGGACTAGAGGCAGCAGACTTCTCAACTCTCGACCTATCTGCTGAGAACGTAGAGAAAGCCTATGCTCAATTCAGAGCAGAGCAATTGGAAAAGTTGGCATACGACAACCTATCCAAGCAGTTTGAGGCACGTTTCTCAGAAGAGATGGACATGAAAAAGTCCCTAGCAGAGAAGGCTGAGTACGATGCTCAGACTGAAGTTTCTGCTCTCAAAGAAGAGTTTGCAGAACTACGCAAGGCTTTGTCCGAGAAGGACGACAATATTCGCAAGGCTGCGGAAGTTGCTATGGAACTTCCCGAAGGTTTCCCAACCACTGCTGAAGCAGTAGCAGAAATGTCGTGGGGAGAACTGCACAATCTTGCAAGGAGAGTGAACTAAATGAGTGGATACATTAACACATTGAAAGACTTAGAAGCAGCCACCTACGGGTACGCTGGCGCACAGGGCAATTCGTTGCTCAAGGCTGCTGGCGTTGTTGGTGGTTTTGGAACGCCCCATGATGCAGCAAGTAACCCGTTTACTGCTGCTAGTGGACTAGGAGACCTATACAACGTCCTTTACGGACAGAAAGTTTGGTCTATGCTAAACAGAGAGGTCAATCCTCTCGCTATTCTGTCAAAGAGACCATACACATCCAGTGGATGGAGGGTTCTAAAGAGCCGACCAGAGGGTGGTTCAGGTTCTGCTTTCGGAATAGGAACAGGAAACCAAGGTTCCACTACTCCTGCCGCAGATAAGATTGGTGGAGTTGGTGAGAACGCAACACTAGGAACTGGAAACGATATTCCCGCACTCGCTCCTGAGTACGAGAAACTGTACATCAGTCCAAAGACTGTTGCACATCTGTTTGAGTTCTCTGAACTCGGTATGGAACTATCTGCCATCGATGATGGTGTTGGTGACATCAGGGCCATCGTTCGTGAGGACATGGGTAAGCACCACGCAGAGACACAAAGCAAGATGCTAGTAATGCCCTTTGAGAGATATGATGATGGAACCGCATCTAACATAGAGAGAAACTACACATCTCTCATGAAGATTGTTTCATCTGCTGGTGAGATTGCCGCTATGTACAACGCAAACCTATTGGACACTGGTGCTAACAACGGTGGAGATGCCGCAGTTGTTTCAGATGTAGTAAGAATATTCGGTACTTCCCGAACTGTATCTATATCCAGCAACAGTGCAACTGGAACTGCTTCTTTCCTAGACGCAGAAGTTGACTTTGGTAGCGGATACGCTGCTGGTGATGCTAGGGTTCTAACTCTAACAATGCTGAACTCAATGATACGCAGAATCAGGCAGAACGGCGGAAACCCAAAGGTTATCCTAACTGGATATGACACACTACAGCACATCGCTGACCTGTTGCAGAGCCAAGAGAGGTTCATGGACAGGAGAGAAGTCATACCAACCTTCAACGGAGTTAGGGGAGTCAAGGGTCAGGAAGTTGGATTCAGAGTTGCAACATACTATGACATACCAATTATCCCAACCAAAGACATGCCTTCTACTGGAAGCAACACAACCAACGAACTAAGCGACATACTGTTCTTGGACACTGACCACCTATGGCTATCTGTGATGAAGCCTACTCAATACTTTGAGGATGGTATCACTAGCGGAAACCCATTCGGTGTTGGCAAACTTGGGAACCAAGGAATGTACCGAACAATGGGAGAGACCGGTTGTTCGTTCTTCAAGGGACAAGGAAAGATAACCAACATCAAGAGTGCGTGAGGTGATTACTAGTGGCACACACAGTAACACTACTTGCAGACCACAAAGGAGTTACTGCTCCTAGAGTTGTAGGCGATGAGTATGTCGTAGATGCTGTCATAGATATCACATCTTACACCGCAAACGGAGAGCAGATTAACGCATCTTCGTTAGGACTAAGCACAATCACTTGTGTCCTAGTCTCAGGCATATCGGTAGATACAATTAGTGGTGGTTACGCTGTTTCCATGATTACACCTGAAGTCCTTTCAGGCGCAGCGAATGGTGGAAAGTATGCGGCTAATTCTAACACTGAGTTCCAGATACACGCACCTGCTGCGTCTAACACGGACAACATCGGTGAAATTAGAATTAGAGCCTATGGATTAATCTGAAATAACACAACGATTAAGTGATGACGTAAAGTAGTAGCCTCTGCCCGTAATAGGGCAGGGGTTACTACCAACAAAAAAAATAAGGTGTTATTATGGCAAAAGTAAAGTTAGCAAAACACAGAGCAACTGGTCCTCTCAACCTAAGAAGGGGTGGGGAAGTATATGCTCTTACGGCATTAGAAGAAACGAATGTCCCACTATCTATAGCAGTGGGAATGTTAGGAGATGAAGCACTCGTCGTAGAGTTTGATTCCTCCGACAAAAAAGATGTTCTTGATTTGAATGAGTATCTATTAGAGATACTAAAAAGAGAATTCAACATAGAAGGAGAAGCGAAGGATGTTCAATCAACTATGTTTCCCGAAACATCGATAATCAACAAAGTGAAACAGACTATTGCTCCAACACCACCAGTGGTAGAGGAGCCAGTAGTTGAAGAAGAAACTGTTGAGGAAGAGGTTGTTGAACAACCACAAGAAGACCTATCGAAACTAACTGTTAAACAACTAAAAGCAAGACTAGAGGAGAAAGGGCTATCAACAGACGGACTAAAGGCAGACTTAGTAGCGAGACTATCTAGTGCAGGTGATGAGTAGTGCCGGAAGCATGTAACAGCAGCGGGGTTCTAAGCACTTCCACAGTTGTCTCAAAAAGCAGAGTTAGAATAACTAGCCTTCACGTTACATCAACAGATAACGCTTTATTTACACTCAAAGTGTTTGATAGTGATAGTTCAAGCACATCAGGAAAGAAAGAAGTAGCAAGAATCGTAGTACATGCAGGAGGAACCGCAGAGACTATGGAGCAGTATATGGGAGGAGTAATCTGCAACAATGGTATCTATGCTGAACTAACTGGAACGGGAACCGCCTCCATCAATTACGCATGAGGTGAGTAGATGCCGAGCATAGATACAGATACTAGACTTGTAATGACTATCCTATTCGTTGGTGCTATTAGCGGAGTAAACATATTCTTCTATGCCAATGTAAAGGACATGCTACTCTTCAGTGAATACATTCACGCTGCCCTCTTCGGGGTCATGACTGTAGGGGGGATTATGGTTATGAAAGCATTATTCGATTTGATACTGAATGATTTTATCGAAGATTTCCTACTACAAAGACAAATTGGGTCATATTGGAACCGAAAGGCGAGAGATGAAGAGAACAGAAAGAGAGTCAGAGAGTCTCTTAGAAACTTCTCTCAACAGTTTGGAATACAGCAAGGGCAGATGGTTTATGGAGAGAACAATGCACCAACCATGCCCATGCCTGTTGAACAACCACAAACTGTTAGTCCTACCTTCTTAACGGGTTTCAATGAGTGATTCAAATGGTAAGTGAAATCCTTTTTGGGATGGATGAAACTACTTTAGCGTATGATTTACAGAGGGCGCATTCAGCAGACATTTGGTTTCTGAGGGCAAGGTTTTGGCTTTGGGGAACCTTCGCCTCAATCGCTAGTTTCCTAGTAGGTCACGCAATTTCTTTGTTTGGCTTCAACCTCTATCAAGGTGCTTGGCATTTGATAACATCACTTTGGGCTGGACATTAGATTCTCAATAATTTTAATGTTGTTAGACATCCGACTCACTGACGAGGTGATAGCATGTCGGTGATGGCGGGATTCGCAATACTCATTGTAGAAGCAATGAACAAGATGTACAATCGGCTTCATGCAATCAACTTCGGAGTATACGGTGCTAGTCAAGCGGGAAAAACCACTCTGCAAAAGCAGTTGATGACTAGAGGGGAAGTTCCTGAAATACAAAAGCGAACTGTTGGTAGACATAGAGCAACTAGGAAATTTGTAAAACTAGACGGAGATGCTCACACGATAAAGACCGCAGACATAGGTGGTCAAACAGTGTATTGGGAAGAGTGGATAAAGGACATGAGAAGTCGGCATGTAAAATACATCATCTTCATGTTGGACGATAGGCACTTGAACAAGCACTATGACATAGAGCAACAACTGTGCTGGACATTCCTAGTGGACTCAATATGCAGTTCAACTTGGGAGATGGGAGGAAGAAAGAGAAAGAAGAAAGAGCATGACTACCCACTTGCAGTTGGGCTGTGGGCAAACAAGTACGACCTTTGGAAAGACAGATATCCACACACAGGAAAAATCGAGGACCATCCCATATTTGAGTCATTCAAACCGGGCCTACAGAAACTGAACGATGTCGGTATTCCCTGCTTCAAATACATCGTAAGTGCTAAATCAGATTCAGAGATGGTGTATCGAGGAATCTTAACAATGATAAAAGACTACTAGTGCGTCACAATGGGTAGACCATACACGGTAGGTCTAATCCATCGAGGTAAATACAATGACGATGCAAGGAGGATTTCAGCCACCGAGCCTTATCGGTGCAACAAACGCAACAGTGAATACAGGGATAAATCCCTTTCTAGACCGCTTGACTGCGGCTAGGGCTGCTGGCCCTGTAATGGCTTATGAGTTTAAGTCGTTAAAGCCAAAGAAGCAACTGAAGGAGATAATCAAGGTTCTAAAACCTGAGAGGAAGAGATTCTTGAAAATACCCTTTGGCTACAAATACAACGTAAAAGATAGGTGCGTGGTTTGTGGAACACAGAAGTTCTGGACAGCAGATGACCACAGGAGACCTCCTTTGCCATTACATAAGGTGAGAAAGGGATATCCAATGCGTGGGACATTTTGTGAAAAACATGCAGCGATACACATGCAGTATGAAATGCTAGAGCAGCAGGTTCTAGCGGAAGAACACGGACTATCATTCAGTGCGTATATTCCATCTGCTAAGAGTTTGAATCCAGTCAACCTAGTAAAGTCAGGACCACTCACAACATTGAGGCAAGAGGATATCAACTCTCTATCATCTGTTGGATGGAAAATAATACCACCAACCAATGAATCATCAAGTAAGGAAGAGCAACTATATTCTTTAATGGTACAAACTGAAGGAATGGCAGAAAGAGTCAAGGCTTTATTGACCGATGGTGTCGTAGTGACAACACCGGAGCAGGAGGGTGAGGCATAATGGGAATTTTTGGAACGAGTAACAATACACTAGCGACGCAAATAAACACAATGGGACAATCTAATTTTAAGATGACAAACAATCTCTTGACACTACAAGAGAACCATGTAGAGGAGTTCTTTCAGTATCATGGGGAGCCATTTCTACAGGCACTTGACAAACTGATAGAGGACATTGTTGAGAGAGTTGTTAGTGACCTACTAACCAAGTTGAAGTTTGTCTCTAATACTAACGGTGACTTGGAAATACACTCTGATTCCTTGGTGCAATACAACTCTATCACTCAAGAGAACATTGACTTAGATATCGTCAACTTACTCTCTACGGCTGTAAACTCAGAAGTAATCATGCAGAGAAGAATGGCTAAACAGCAATACCTTGAGTCTCAAGGATTTGCAAGTTCAACTGGAACAACTACTGCACCGCAAGTGGGACAGATGAATCCACAGGGAATGAACCCTGCGAACATACAAGGTGGGAACATGGCAACTAACATGAACAATACAATGATGCAACAGCAGATGGCAATGAACAACGGTACTGGTTATCCAGTCCCACCTGCTGGATATGATATGAATAACAATGCGTATTGGATTGACCCTGCTACTGGTCAACCTACTTACACGCCACCACAAAGCGGTCTAGGTTTGACTAGTGCTATTCAGAAGGGTGTTGCGTGGGCAAAGTGGTTGGCTTAGGTTGGGTTGTATGAATGAGTGTCGATGTCACTATCAATAGAGATATTATTAGAAGCATGGATGTTCTTGAAAGATATACATTAACTGAAGCAGAGGTCAAAGCACTCACATCTACTAATGTAAAGGGAAGAACGGATACTGCTAGATTCGTTACTAAGTACATCCTGCCATATCTATTCTATAGGAATCGTCAGTCCTTTCAACAAACTTCTGATGCAACTGACGCTAGGAAGAACTTGATAGCACTCATAAACGCAGAGGATGAAGCATTTGATTCAGATGAAGAATTCAAGTCATATCAAAAATACCTAAAGACAATCGTGCAAAAGATAGGAGATATGGAAGTAATACCAGTAATGGAGCATTTGAATAAAGCAAAGGTACTCCGTAACCCAATTCAAGTTCTCAGTCCCGAAACGGAAAGGACTAGTAAACCAAAAACATACGATAGGCTAGAGGATGGCAATTTTAAATTTCAAGACTTGAGAGGTAAGAGAGGTAAGTTGACTGGTGATAAGTTATCAAGCAAAGAAAATGTAAATTTGATACAGGCTATGATGGGGTCAACTCCATACAAGAACAAGGCTCATCTAAATGTAGCAGATAAAGATGTATTCTCCTTTGAAAATGACAAGATAACAATTGATACGAAACAGTATTTCACGAATGCTTTGGATTCGATAGGTTATGATTGGGAGGATGGTTTCTTACAGTATGACACTGAGGAGCAGAGAATGCTTGAACTACAAGCAAAAATCAGTAGAAAGATGCCTAACCCTAGAACAGTAAACGCCGGAGACAAGATAATAGTACCAACGGATTTGTTTGGTGGTGAGGACGAGATTGAGTATCCCACTACAACAAACTCAGACGCAGTTGCTAGACAAATCGAGGAATCACTGAAAAAGATACTAGATGCTGAGACATACAAGAAAAACAACAAGTATGAAGATGATTTCTTGGATATTATAGAAGACACGCTTTCTTCATACAATACCAACTCTGGTAGAAGGCTAGATGTTTTCAAACTAGAAATCAGAATTGTTCTACCTACTTCGGCACAGATAAAAGAAGCAGTGAACAAGATAAAGTCATCAGACAAAGTTAGTGCAGATACAGAGGTAGGTGATTTGTCTCCTAACTTGTTTCCAACGGTAATACCCACAGAAACATATGGGATACAGAAAGAGTCAGAGAGAAAACTATTGTCAGACATTTCTGATAGGGAGTTCAATATAATTGAAAACATAGATACATCGTACCAGTATCTGAAGAACAAGACAGGAGCGTGATGATATGCCGAAACTATCCTCCCCTAGTGACTTTACCAACATAAACGTAAACTATGCTCAAGGTAGGGGTTTCTACACTACTCATACTGATGTTTCTCAGTTATTGCAAATAGCAGCATTTAGTTCATCCACTACTCCATCAATAGAAGAAGTGGGTTCACTAATCAAGAGAGCAGAGGAGAGAGTTGATGATATAGTCGGTCACTCCTATCGTCCTGTAATTTACAAGAATGAGTTTCATGGTTTTGAGGCGTTTCATCAGGGTGCTTATCCAATCAACCGATTCAAGGACTATGTTGGATTCGTGCAACTAGATAGAAACAATGTTCAGAAGATAGTAAGGCTAGAGGTATGGCAGGGGAACGAATACAAGGATTTGGCCTCTGCTACTGCTACAGTTAAGATGCCAGCAAATCCAATATCAGGCACGTTCACTATCACTCTAGGTGTAGGCCCGTACACATTTGTCGTTACCAAGGGAACTGATTTCTTCGATAACTATGGCCCAAAGACAACGGCCAGCCAAGTAACAGACGCAATCAATGAGGTCTTCCCACACAAGACCGCTAAGTTCACTGGTGAGACAAGTGCTAAGTCCGTAACAGCAGTAGGAAACAGTTCAATCAACATATCTGATTTCTTCTACGCAACGACAGATAGCGAAGCAGGAGACACAGTAATCATATCCTCCTTACTATTGAGTGATGACGGTTCTGCTTGTACTATAGCATCAACTAGTGCAGAGGTGACTCCGTTTACAGACAACCAAGACCAAAGAAGACTAGGTGATTATTGGACAATAGACAAAGACGGTAAAATCTTCTTCTTGAAGAACTACCCATTCCTACATGCTCACTCAGTTCGTGTGACATATGTAAGTGGTGAGTCAAGAGTTCCAGCCACGGTTCATGACGCAACTACCAAACTGGTTGCTGCTGAAGTTATCAGACATGATGACAACTCCATACTGATTGCTGAGACAGGTTCTAACATCGACCTAAAGACCAAGCACGACATATTGCTTGAAGAGGCAAATAAGATATTGAATGGGAAGAAGGACATCATACATTTCATAGGGTGATTACTTGTCGTTGTTGAGAAAGAGATTCCTACAGATTCTTGAGATGGAAAGAGAGAGAAATGAGGCTCTAAAGGAAATGAAGGATTCGATTGGCTTTGATATCAGTTTCTCTGATGACATGATTTTTCAAAACGCCTTAGACACCTTCACTAAGGAGTATACTAAGGAACTCAGGGAGAGTGTCTTGTCATGGATGAGGTAACGCTGATAATCAGATTACTATCTGATAATTGGACCTCATCTGCCTCTGCATTGGTATCAGCGGGAACAATAACAGCGAGCCATAACGCAACACCAAAATTCATCGATATACGTTCAATAGAACCACAAGAGGGAAGACGGGTGGACATCGACTCAGAATCCGTTATCATAGTGTATGAGGACAGTTCCAATACCTCGTATCCAACAATAGATTATTCTGTTAGAAACGAGGACTTCACTTTCACGCTACATTTGCGTGTTTTGCATAGACGAGACATGACCAGTAACACGTTTTCTAGGGATAGATTAGAGGCACTATACAAGGTAGTAAGATACATCTTGGAAAATAATGCTTTTAGGCCAACTGTCTATGCAACACCCGCCGATACCAGTTCGGCAGTCGAGGCAGATGCAGATTTAGTAAGGCTAACATCAAGAAACGAAGCAAATGATAGAGGGAAAAGATTATTGGGATACAAGATAGGAGTAGAACTAAAGAGATTCGCTAGGGCGTAGGGTTGGAGAGAAAAAAATGAGTAATGAAGTATTCGTAGGAGCAAATGCACAAGTAGGGCTATGTCCGGAAATGGACATGTATTTTGATAACAAAACGATAAGCGGTAGTCAGGTATTCACCGCAACTGCTGGTTCTGATTACAAGTTGGTTTCAGGTTTGTATGTAGGATGCATGGCTAAAGTAGTCAACAGTGGGACAACAACCTATCACGCTGTTCTAGCGAATGATGAAACTACTATAACACTAGACACAGATGCACCAGCAGCAAGTGGTTGCAATATCACGATACTAGGTTTCGGTGCGCCAGTCGCTGGACCCGTAAAGACAGGTAGCACCGTAGTAGGTGGCATTCTCTCTGACAGTTGGCTAGGACTAGTGAACACATTTACTCCGCCAAACGTAGAGGTTGAGATGAAGCAACTTAATCTCGCTGCTGCCGGTGGTAGAAACTTTGACTATCAGTACAAAGGCTCAGAGACTGTCAGTGGCGGTTCTCTAGACCTATCATTGAACAACGGCTCTTGGTTGTATTACACACTAGGAGAAATGACATTCACCTCTGCACAATCAGATGTCGCAGCAACATCAAGTAACACTCACAATGGAATACTAACTAGAGAGGCATCTGAGGACATTGTTCGTGGCATAGAGGGCAACACATATCCAGATGTAGATGATGGAGCGGGCAATGCTAGGACTCTAAACGCATTCAACCTACTAGACACTGCATCTCCGTTTGTATATACGTTCACTGAGGCAGATAGTGACGTACTACCTTCATTCGCTCTTGATGTGGTTTATGGAAAAAGAGGTAGAACAGGAAGCACCCAACTAGATAGCAATAACCCTAATACGAATATGTACTCAAGAATATTTACAGGGTGTCAAGTAAATACAATGACATTGACCTTTGAAGAGGGGCAAGAACTCAAGACAACACTAGACCTAGTGAGTAGGAGAGCGTTCGACACTCCAAACGGATACATACCAATGAGAGGGCAAAGCATCTTGAAGGCCATAACAAACGACTCTAGCGATGTTGGTAATGATGGTAGTGAGTACGCAGACAGCGGTTTCGTCAACTACAGCACAAATGCAAAACCATACTCAGGTTCAAGCCTAGCAGACAACTATCCGTTCCTATTCTCAGACGGTGCTATCAAACTATTCGGACAAGTAGTTGGCAAGGTCAAGACTGGCTCAGTGACAATCAACAACAACCTCACTCCACAGAGATTCATTGGAAACTACAACAGACAGATTGCTTCTGCTCATCTACCGGGGCAGAGAACCTATGAGATATCGCTAACTATGTTGATTAGCGACACCAAACTTTGGGACCAACTGAGAATAGACAGCGAATCAGGAGAAGAGGGAACAAGCGGGGAACTATCACTTACCTTTGAGAAGGACACTGGTGAGAAGATATTCTTGAAGTTTGAGGACTATCTAATCAACTCCGTCACAGTTCCTTTCCCTGAAGACAAGGGGCCAATCGATGTAGAGGTACAGGCTAATGCTAGAACCCTATCAAGTGCTACTTACACTGGTAAGTGGGCTATCTATTCCGTAGGCGGTAGGGCAAGTAGTGAGTAGGAGGCGTGACCAAGTAGGGAACGCTATCCGATTTTTATTCCACCAACACGTTTGTTTGTTGGTTTTGTTTGTAGGTGGAAAGAAAAATGACAGAAAGAAAAATTGTAAGTGATAAGAACATGCTGTTCGCTGCAACAGCAACTGAATGCCATCAGATTAGGGTCAACCCTGAATCTGAAGAATACCTGAATGTGTGGATAAAGCAACCCACATGGCTCCAAGTCGAGCAAGCGTTGTCAAGTGTTATGGACATGAACGCAGAGGGTCAGACTATGGGTATCAATCTGAACAAGATGTACAGATACATGGTCGAGAACTTTGTAGAGAAGACTGAGCCACACCTAACGGTGACAGACCTAATTAGACTAAACCCATATGTTGGCGCACAACTGAAAGAAATCCTCCCTAATCCATTCATGGATGTCATGGGGGATGATATGGGAAACGAAAACTAGTCCGAAGAGCGTTGAAAGGAGGAGCAGTAGATAACGAGGTGGGGATGAAGATTATGCTCTACACCTACTGTTCTGCCTTCTCAGTCAATCCGATGGATGCTTATGACACACCAGCCAAACTAATCAAAGAGATGCTAGAAATACACGGAGAAGTAAAGAAACTGGAATCGGAGGCAATGGAAAAGGCAAAGGGATGATAGATGAGTGATGAGTTAGATGACATCGTTGAGAGTTTCAAGGAGATTGACCGATTCCTCATCAAAGGCGCATCGGATATGCGCACATTGCAAGCATCGATAAGCACAACTAACGCTATTCTAGAATCAAAGGGATGGGAGATATTCTCTCGTTTCATCTCAGGAACTGGTCTTTGGAGAATACAGAACCGAGTGAAGGCTAGTATTCAACTCATCAACTCTGCAATGAGTGCAGAGGATAGGAGAAGGGCAAAAGAAGCAAAGAGACTCAAGGTTCTTGCTGACTTAGGCAGGATGGAGTTGAATGCTAAAAAACTTAGAGAGGACACTGATAAGATTTTGATATCATCAGGCATAGAACAACAAGAATTGATTGACAAACTGAAAGAGAGGTCAGACACCTTCTCTGCCTTAATGGTTGATAATAACAACAATGCAGTTGCGGCGGTAAAGGCATTGAATGTGATGATGGATGAGCAGTTCACTAGAGTAGAAAAACTAAAAAAATCACAAGGCGGTCTGCTCAATACTCTAGTAAAGCAAAGTGCCACATACAAGGTGATACAAGGCTTTCAAAATGTAGCAGACGATACAAATAATTTCAGACTTGGCAAACGAAAGAGTACAAAGGAAATAGAAGCATTGAAAGCCGAAATAGAGCGAATGAAAGATGCCGCAGATTTTAGTTTTGAGAGTGTTGTTGACAGAGGCAAAACCAAAATGGGTGCAACTAACATTAGAGCGACGATGAAGGATACCGGCAAAACCAAGCAGTTAAACAAGAAACAACTAGACTTATTAGAAGAAATCAATAACAAATTAGCCGAACTGAACGAGACAGAAAAAAAACAAATTACACTTGAAACGTTTGTAATGGGTTTTTTATCAGCATTGAAAGCACCTTTCACTAATATAGTAACGCTTGTAACAAGAATCTCTAAGGGAATCCAAAAAATAGTGTCATTTTTTCTTAAACTGATGACTACCTTCTTTGTGTTGCTATTGTCAATAATGCTACTAAGAAAGATATTTACTGAATTCAAAGACGAATTCATTACTGCATTTGATGCTATGAAAGAGGTTTTCATGATTGGATTCACTCTCATTCATAGTGGACTAGGAGATGTGTTTACCGGAGTAAAGGGAATGATTGAGGCTTTTGCTACTATGGATTTCATGGGAATAGCAGAGTCCTTCGGTGTCATTCTATTGGGAATAGCGAAGATAACAGTTGGACTGTTCACGGCAACGCTAGGCGTCATTATCTCTGGTGCGGTTGCATTCATGTCCTCCTTGTTCAGCAAGGGGTTCGCTACAGCAGATACTGCATTAGGGAAGGTAATTGCTGGTGTGGCTAATGTTTTCCGTGGCGTTACTAAAGTCATTGGAACTATCGTTTTAATTGCTGGATTGATTGGACTTGTGATTGTTGGTCTTAGTGCGCTTCCAGTTATCCTAGCGGGAGTATTCATACTAGGTTTGAGTAAAGCGTTTGGGTTCCTCAGAGATAACGCTGATACAGTAGCAAATGGTTTAATGTTGATAAGTTCTAATGTTAGAAATGCAGTTCATCTTATTACATCCATAGCAGATAAAATACCGTCCTTATCCGACATAGCAAGTGCAATCAAAGGCGTACTAAAGCCTGAGACATTCGATAAGGCTGGAAAGGCATTGGGTAAGGCTGCCAAGTCAGTCTCAGGTATGCTTAGTTTCTCACAAGGAGGCGTGGTTCCGAGAACCGGTGTTCACATGGTAGGTGAACGAGGACCAGAACTAGTTAGATTGCCCCAAGGCTCAAGGGTATTCAAAAATTCAGATACAATGTCCATGATGGGTGGTGGTGTCACTAATAACATAACAGTGCAAGTTAGTGGAAGGGTCGGTGCTTCTGATGCAGAGATAAGAGACATAGCGAACAAGGTCGCTAGGGAGATAAACACTAGAATCAACAGGACTTCAACATCGGTGGTGAAATTCTAATGGCAGCAACAGCAGACTTCAAGGTATTTCTAGAACTACAGAGGAGAAACGAATTGAATGCAGGAAGAGCAAGAGCAGTCAATAGAATACCACTATTCGTGACTGAAGTGGACATATCAACTGCAAAGACCGTTCCCACTGTTCCAGTGCCATTCATCGCTATGGCTAAGGGATTCTCAGAGACCCTTGCATTTGACATGGGCATTGCTACTAAGACTGTTAGTTTGACAGGTGTGCTTCTCAATCAAACGATATCGAAAGACTCACTAGAGAACGATTCAAGTGCAAAGGAAGTGGTAATGACTCCCTTTGAACTGGCACAGTTGATTCACTCCTATGTGGATAGCAGCCAAGCACAAGACGACCAGTTCATCAACAAACTGATTATACTCATACCAAGCAGGGTTGATACTAATCTGAACTATCACACTGCTAGTAGCGAGGACGATGATATGTCAGTCCTACCGCTGATACCCTTTACCTTTCAAAACAGAAGATATGATGAGGGATTCAAGAGAATCATCAACGATAAGGCAGAGAGTGAGATAGGAGTTGAGAATTTAATACAGGAGACACCTGTGGAGTTCTTCACTGACGTATCTAATATTGATGAACTACCCGGTATGCTTGGTTTCATTCGTTCTTTCAATACCGGCTTATCAGGAGAGCAACCCAATACGGTCAACTTCACTCTTGAGTTTGAGATAGCAACGGTTCTAGCAGAGAATCCAATAAACAATCTATAGGTGAAGGAATGACTACAGCGCATGTCGGTGAGAAGAGAGCATTGGTCTTTCCTGTCATGTGTGATGCTCATCTAAAGATAGAGTTCGATGATACAAACACATCAACCAAGAAGGGAAACCTATGGAGGCACAGTGGTCCATTTACAGTTGAGGCAGTCATAACTCCCTATGATGTGAATGGCCTTGGACATCGAACGTCCGGTCAAGGAAGACTAGATAGCATCAAGACACCACCTAGTCCTAATCTTTCGTTGGATGACCATGCAGATACCACATCCTCCTATCAGAGCGTCAGTTACTTTGGCTCAGGAAGAGACACCCATAAGATGATGCTCTTTCACAATCAATACTTCAAGTTCTTTCTACAGAATACGACATCCTCTAACTTCAACCAACCAGCAGAGTACAAGTTAGTGTGCGAGATAACTGATTCAACAGATACCAGCAGCGTAGTTAATCACACTATATCCAGTCAGCCTGTCTTTGTATCAACCAGTAGTCTTGAGGCATACTATGATGCTACTGCCCTCTACAATGGAATAATTAGCAACAAAGCACAAGTATCTACTGGTGCGACTGCTTCTCTACCAACCGCAACAGCGACCATATCAGGTAACTTGGCTAGTTTCACTAATACTGCACAGGTACTAGGCACTGCGACTATCACTGTGAATAATCAACCTACCACTAGCAATGGCTCCCTAGATACATCCGGCAATACTGCTGCACAAGCAACAGGTAGTTTCAGTAATGTATCATCAGCAACTGGAGCCATTAGTATGGGTGGATTTGCACCAGGTATAGTTGCAACAACTGAAAAATTTTCTTCAAGTACAAATTTAACTAAAAC